CGAACTGTTCCAAGCCATATATTTAATTGATTATTCTGAACCTAGAAGAAAACCGTATATTCCACATGCGATACCTGCGACCACCAAACCAGCTGGAGGAAATATTAACCCAGCCCCAATGCTTGTAAACATTATAAATGAAACCATTAATAAATTGGCGAATGTGTTGCGATTTCCCTTATTCCTCAACCAAGAAATAAATCTGTTCCAACTTTGGGTCAATTTTGCCATATAAGATACAGTAGCGCACAAGTTGCCCTTGGTGAGATTATCAAGAGTTATGATTGTTTAGGAAAATTTTTATGGCATCAAAAAAACAAGACTGGTCAAAGGTTTTGGACTATCTGCAGCCGAAAATGCCGGAGTTTTGTCCCGAGGAACCGTCAATAAATCAAAAAGTTTTTTTAAGAACCTATTCGCTTGAGGCGCTGTTTGGTGGTGCGGCTGGCGGTGGCAAATCTTCCGCATTGTTGATGGCAGCCCTTCAATATGTTGATGTTCCTGGGTATTCGGCAATTTTGTTCAGAAGAACCTTTGCCGACCTCTCTCTGCCTGGTGCCCTTATGGATAGATTTCGATTATGGGTATCCCAATACGAAGATGTTCATTGGAATAGCAATACATTTATAGCGACTTTCCCTTCTGGTGCAAGGATTTCTTTTGGTTATTTAAATAATGCAAATGATTATTTGCGATATAAGGGCTCAGAATTTCAATTCATTGGGATGGACGAGGTCACGGAAATAAGAGAATCTGACTATCGATACCTGTTTTCCCGTTTGCGTAGACCAGCTTCTGGTCCAGTTTCCCAGGTTCCGCTTCGAATGCGGTGTGCATCAAACCCGGCTCCGAATTGGGTGAGACAAAGATTTATCGTTGAAGGCAAAGAAGAGGGGAGAATCTTTGTGCCGTCAACACTGAAAGACAATCCAGGTATTGACGCTGATTCGTATAGACAGTCCCTATCCGCCCTTGACCCCGTAGAGCGACGCAGGCTTGAGGAAGGCGATTGGTGGTCGACGACTTTGGGGAGTTTATTTGATAGAACCTCTTTTATAATCATTGACCAACATGAGATACCTCTTATTTCCTCATCTGCGCGAGTCGTTAGATTTTGGGACCTGGCGGCAACCGAACCGTCGTCTACATATACGGACCCAGACTGGACGGTTGGAACTTTGATGATGCTAAATGAAGGAATAGCTTATGTTTTGGATGTTAAAAAAATAAGAGCAAGGGGAGAAAAAGTAGAACGATTGGTGGGGCAAACAGCAATAGAAGATGGCCACAGCGTTTCAATTGTTATGGAACAGGAGCCAGGTTCAAGCGGAAAAGCCCTAATCGACCAATATTCCCGATACGTGCTATCTGGTTATGATTTTACGGCTTTGCGTTCAACCGGAGACAAAGAAACAAGGGCGAGACCATTTGCTGCTTCTGTGGCTAACGGAAATGTTCGGGTGGTTAGGACCCCATGGCTTACAACGTGGCTTGATGAATTTTCGTCGTTTCCGGAGGCAGCCAATCACGATGACCAGGTTGACTCGGCGGTTGGTGCGTATACCTATCTCACAGGACTCGGGTTGCCTCAGCGCAGGAAGGTGTCTATACTCATCTAAACCAAGCAAACACCCATTTGTAAAAGGAAAATGATGATAGACAAAATAAACCAAATCAAAAAGTTGCTCACTGAACTTGATTCAGAAATATCTGATTACGTGCAATCTTCCCCCGACATTGTTCGAGCGTGTGAGTATCTTGCCGAAATGAATTTTTTGAAGAGAGACTTTTCATTTGTTTATGACACATTTTCACACGCAATGATTGGTGTAATGGGCGAAAATGAAAACATTGTTCTGTCTTCTGGCGTGGAAATAGAAAAGAAATCCGGATATGACAGGAAGGGCTGGGACCATAAATCGCTTGGTAGCGCCGTTGCTGACCGGCTTGTTCAAATGTCGGTAGATATGGACACTGGAGAAGTTTTAAAAACACCGCGAGAAATAGCAGTAGATATTCTCACCTACTGCGCGCCATCGTATTGGAGAATAAAAGAACTAAACAAGATAGGCATCAACCCAGATAGCTACTGCGAGGTTGGTGATTTGAAAACGAGTATTATCGTCAGAAAAGGAAAGGACCAGTAATGTCAGAACAGGAACCAAAAACCAAAGAACTCGCGGAAATAACACGTGCTTTGTATGCTCAATTTCCGGAAGAAATGGAAAAAGTAATGACTGTTTCTGGGGTGAATTTGATATTTATTCCGGTAAGTGAAGTAATCAATCGCCTTAACAAAGTTTTGGGAATTGATTCTTGGTCGTCAGAAGTTCTTCGCTTGGAGCGCGACCCACATGAGCCAGACGAGATTATCGCTCACGTCAGCATTACTGCCGACATAGCAGGCAAAAGGGTTATAAAGCACGGCGTTGGTGGAACAAGTATCAAAAGAATTAAATCGACTGGCAAGCCAGTAGACCTTGGTAACAGTTTCAAAATGGCTGTTTCTGATGCATTGAAAAAGGCGGCGCAACAATTTGGCGTTGGCCTGTATCTCTCTCGTTCTGCCGATGCCATGGACGCAGAAGAAGCAATGCACGCCAACAATGTTGAAGATGTTGTAGAAAAACAAGAACCAGTTCAACAAAAACAAAAAACAGAAATTGAAGAAAAATGGGATTACTTTGTTGAAGCAACAAAATCTCTCACCAAAGAACAAAAAACCGAGTTGAACAACTTTTGGGAAAATCATTCAGGCGGAAAACCAAAGCCGAAAAAAGATACGGCGACACTTGATGACCTTCAAGCGCTGATTGCGGAAGTTTTGCGAATTTCTTTTGGCGGAAAGTACGTCGATGAGAAATCAAAAGAATAAAAATCTAATTGCCCCAGAATATCTTTCCCCCTCTTCGATAGGAACATATCGACAGTGTCCTTTAAAATTTAAGTATTCCAAAATAGACAAACTCCCCGACCCAAGTGGCCCGGAGGCGATTCTTGGAAATTTTGTTCATGCCATACTTGAAGAACTTTATAAACTTCCTCAAGAATTTAGAACACAACAACAAGCCAAGGAAATAGCTAAAGAATTATGGCTTTCTGAGTGGAATGAGAAAGTTAATCGGGTTGTACACGGTGAAAAAGAATTAAACAGATTTAGGTGGTCGGCTTGGTGGTGTGTTGAGAATTTGTGGTTGCTTGAAGACCCGTCTTCTTTTTCTCCATCAAAAATAGAGTGTTTGGTAACGGGCGAAATAGGTGGAGTAAAGATGAGGGGGTACATAGACCGTCTGCTTTTGGCTGATACAAATGTCACAATAAGCGACTACAAAACGGGCAAAACCCCCAGAAATGATGATTTGAATGAGAAGTTTTTTCAATTAATCACTTATTCACAATTGCTTTCCGGTTTTGAGTCAGCAACTGATGATATTTCGGTGGAGTTGTTATACCTAAAAGATGGGGTTAGATTTAAGAAGCAGGTTACGCCCGAAGACCTAAACGCAGCAATTTCATTAATTCGGGAAACAAAAAGGAAAATAGATGAAGATTGCCAGTCCGGAATATTCCAACACAAAAAATCCGTCCTTTGTGGATGGTGCTCGTTCAAAAAAATATGCCCTGCGTGGGGGAATGATGGGAAACAACATAACTGATGACGAATTTGCTCGGATGGTCGCCGAGGAAGTTAAAAACAAACTATCGCCAGTGCACAGGAACATGCTGCTGAATAAGGAAAACTGGAGTCGCTGGAGAGATGCTCTTGTTTCTCTTTCCGACAATCTTCAGGCACAAATTGAGAATATTGAAGCTGACGCAGAAGCAGATGAAGAAAGATTTTCTTCGATGGGCAGAGATGGCTCTCGCTTGTCCAAAAACGCAAGCACTCACTACGATGCAAAAGCAACCCGAGTCCGTAGGTTTAAATTTCATGTAGATAAACGACTGGATGAAGTATCGGTAATGATTGATACTGGCTCAGAAATGAAAACTGACGGTTGGGAAAAAGTTGAATTTTTGAGAAGGTCTATTGCGCACCACAGAAAGTTGATGCGAGAATACGACCTTGAAGATACAGCGATAGACAGAGCACTTTGGGCTGCACTTGACGAAGAATGGCTTTTTGATTCAATAAACGAAAACAATCTTTAGTGTATAATTTCGCCCTTAATAGAGGGCGAGATTATGTTTCCAAAAAAGAAAAAATCAAAACAAAAAGCTCCTCTTGCGAAAAGAAGCAAGAAAACAGAACAAGTTTATGTTGAGCGACGCAAGCTTGTTCAAAAAGTTCTCAAAGAACGCCCACTGTGTGAAGCGTGTAAAGTATTTGCAAAACACGATGGAAAAATTACATACAATCACCATATGAGCAGAGACCTACACGAAGTAATTCGCAGGTCGCAGGGTGGCTCAATACTCGATGAATCAAATATTCTTGCCGTTTGCCGTCCGTGTCACGTGCGAATAACATCAAATCCAGAGTTGGCTTTTCAATTGGGTCTTGCAAAACATGGTTGGGAAAAATAATATTTAGTTTGAAAATTAACATTTTCATTATTTATTTTTTTCATACACTAATTATCACTTAGGACCGTTATAGGTTCAAAGGCAGGGTGGGGAAATCGACCGCCCTGCTTTTGGGCGCATATTGCTAGATGTAGTGTCTGTTCGTGAAATTTCTCGGAATTGACCTATCGCTCACATCAACGGGATATTCCCACAATGAGCACTGTGAGGTTATTTCTGTTAATTCAACTGGACCAAAAAGGCTCATCGAAATATCTGAATCAATAGGAAATTTAATTGTTGAATTTAAAATAGATGTAGCTGTTATTGAGGGGTATGCATTTTCTTCCAGGAATTCACAGGCACACTCCATAGGCGAACTTGGTGGGGTGGTAAGGGTGATGCTTTATCGAATGGATATTCCATACGTAGAAATACCACCAACATGCAGGGCAAAATTTGCAACCGGGCGTGGAAATGCTTCAAAAAATGAAGTTATTTCATTTGTGTCTGCAAAAACTGGATTGATATGGAAAAATCCTGGTGCAGACGATAAATGTGATGCTTGGATTCTTGAAGAAATGGCACTTACAAAGTCTGGCTTACAACGCCACCATTGGCCAACCACAAGCACAGAGGTATTAAACAAAGTAGATTGGTCGCCGTTGGAGTTAATTGAAAAGGACAACAAATGAGAAGCACACCGATAAGCCAAGTCGAAGTAGAACAAGAGCTTCTTCGCTTGCTTGACAGACTTGAAATCGAAACGGAACAATTTGAAACGATTGCTATGGATTGCTCAAAAAAAGAAGCTCTTCATAAAAGCAATTGGGCAAAAGAATATTTGTCGGCAAAGGGCTCAATAAAAGAACGCGAAGCTTGGGCGGACTACAAAATGGACCAACAAAACTTTGAATATAAATGTGCTGAGGCGTTGGTTAAATCAAAGCGTGAAGTTCTTTTGTCCCTGCGCACATCAATAGATGCGCTGAGAACACTAAATGCAAATGTTAGAACTCAGGTTTAATCATGAACAAAATTCATGAGTCTCTGCAATCGCTAGCCATGAATATTGATGCGTTGATTCCACTAGACAGAAATCCACGTCGTGGAAATGTTCAGGCGATAGCTGCATCGTATGAAGAATTTGGACAAATTAGGCCAATTGTTGTGAGACCAAATGATGATGGAACTTTTATGGTTGTTGCCGGCAATCACCAACTTGAGGCGGCAAAACAGCTTGGATGGGACAAAATAGCTGCTATTCAATTTGATGTCGATGACGAGCGCGCAATTGCTTTTGCAATAGCAGACAATAGAACAATGGAACTTGGTTACACGGAGCCAGATGTTTTGAACGAATTGATTATCGAAATAAATGATTATTACCCCGAATTACTTGAGGGTCTTGGCTGGGATGAATTTGAGATAGCAGAAATAGAGCAGACCTCAACGCGTCAAGAAAATGAAATAATTCAGTCTGGCTCGTACGTTGCCCCAACGCTTGTTGATAAATCAAATTATTTTGAACAGAACAATGAAGATGACGATGAGCCAGTTTTTGACCAATCTGCAGTTTCTGTTAAGAAAACAAAAGATGGTCAAGAAATAAAACTAAACTCGGAGTTTGACCATTCTGATGTCGCCGTTCGTGGCTCAACAACTGCAATGAAATCTGCTGCGCCAAGTGCGGCAATAACCGTTCAAATAACATTCGATACGACCGAACAACAGTCATCATGGTATGAGTTTATAAAAATGCTGAAAATAAATTCTGATTATAAGGGCTCGACAGCAGCTGAGAAATTAATTTCATTTATCAAAACACACACACCGTGACAAGACAAAGACTTTTCCTCGACATGACATGTGTTGAGGCGGCACGCAAAAGAATTAGACATGTCTATGACATATTCGACACGGTGTGCGTTCAGTTTTCCGGAGGGAAAGATTCAACCGCTGTTTTATTGTTGGCAAAAGAAATTCACGAAGAACGAGGTCTGGGACCAGTAAAAGTAATTTTTAGAGATGAAGAAATGGTTAGCCCACTAGTTGTTGAATATGTACAAAAAGTCAGAAATTATGATTGGGTTGACATGGAATGGTATTGCCTTCCATACCCTGCTGAAATATGGGTTTTGGGAAGAAGAATAACAACTCTGCTGTGGAGTCACGAAAGAATGCTGCAGGATAGATGGGTTCGCGAAATGCCGGAGTGGGCAATCAATGCAAATGACTTTGGACTTGACCACACGGTTTCGCTTCCAGAACAAACCGATTATTACACAATGCAAGGAAAAAAGGGAAACGTTGCTTTTCTTACTGGGGTTCGAGCAAGTGAATCAATGGTCAGGTATCGCTCGCTTGTACAAAAACTTCACGAAAATTATATAGTTACTCCATACAGACTAAAAAGAGGAATACCTTTAAAATTTGCAAAAATAATTTATGATTGGAACACAAATGATGTTTTTAAGTTCATCATTGAAGAACACAATGCAGAATATTGCAGATATTATGATTTAGCTTCTTTGACTGGCAGCAACACAAGAGTTGGAATACCTCTTCACGCCACAGCGATAAGAAGGATAGGTGACGTGATAGCGACTGAGCCAGAATTTTATGACAGGCTTTTTGAATGTTTTCCATATATTGACGCACAAAGAAATTTATGGCCAGATTTTGATGTAGAAAAACTTATTATGCAATACTCAAAAAACGGATTTGATGGCGCTTCCGAGTTTATAGAAAAATATTTAATTGGCGAAAGAAGACAAAGAGAAGCAAAGGTTTACGTTTCAAAATTTAGAAAAAAGCACATATCCGACCCAAGGGGATATCCGCTAAGTCTGCTTATAAGAAATTTGTTATTGCATGAAATAGATGTAAATTCGCCAACGCCTGTTGGTCCCAAAACAAGAGCATATACTGTAAGAACAATCGAAGAAAGCGAAACAAAAGAATGATGGAAATACAAGAAATTGATTTGTCCAAACTTGTTGTTCCAGCATGGAAAGTAACATATACGCTTAGGCCAGAATTAATTTTGATTGCTGGTTCTCTTATTGAATTTGGATTTATTCAACCAATACATGTGCGTAAATCAACTGGAGAGATAATTGATGGTTCTGAAAGGTTTATGTTAACCAATTCAATAGAAGAAATATCAACACGATGTAACTCAAAAATTCCAGTGGTTTTTCATGATTTGAATTTGGTCGACTCAATAATGCTGCACATACGACTAAATAGGGGTCACTCAAAAATAGTTACTGAAAAATTGTCTAGGGCTGTTAAAAGAATATATGAAACAGATTCTTATTCTGTTGCAGACTTAAAAATGTACCTGTCAATGGGCAATGAAGAATTGGCAACCCTGATAGATGGGGATTTAATAAAACAACGAAATATCAAAGAGCACAACTATTCAAAAGCTTGGGTGCCGATTGAGGCACCAGCAAATGCTCATTCCTCAAAGGCGATGGAGTTTGAATCTCCACCAAATTCCGATAGGTAAAATTGTTTTTCTGGTATTATCTAGATAACAATACAACTGTGTAAACACTTATTTGGAGTTAATATGCCCGGAGTACGATTTGGTCCAGACATAACCGATGACGCGGCGCAATTACTAAATGACATCCTTGAATTTAAAGCACTAAAAAAAGCAAAAAAGAGCGACAGAGACGTAACGAGACGATATAAGCGCTCGGTCAAAATGGCTAAACAGCTTTTTGGACTTACTGACAAGGATATAGAAAAAGGAAGATATAAAGACCTTCGCGTAATGGCCCAATACGGAGACGATGCACGTAGGCCAGGAGCCCCCGGCAGAGTTTACAGACGGTCCAAGCTGTACAGAAATAAAAGAACAGGGAAAATTGCTAGACGAAGCATGATGGAAGAAGGCAGGCGGCAAACCCTTTTTGATAAAAAACAAAAAGGAAGAGCGTTATATACAACGACAAAAGCACAAAGAGAAGCAGAAATAAACGAAAAAGTACCAATGACAAACAAAAGAGGAAGAGCACTCAAGGATAAAAGAGGAAACACAAGATACAGAAAGCCGACAGAAGCAGAAAAAGCCGAAAGAAGAAGTCTGATGGAAGGCTCTATAAAGGCTGGTCGATTAACTTACCTTGGAAGAACAAATCCAAAGAGACTAAGGGATGCGCAGGCGCGATTTGATAGACGCATGGCGAGACTAAATAAAAAGGGTGGCGTTTTGAGCGACAGAGGAACAAGAAGAGTAAAAATACGTCCACAGCTCAAGGGCGGAAAAGCGGACGTCGCAAAGCTAAATATTGCCAGACAGAGAGGTTTTGGTGGTTCCGGAAGCAAGGGTGTTAGGGGAAAAATAGTTCCTTTGCCTAAAGCACCAAAATCTGCTACTCGCGCCAAAACTGCTAATAAACAAAGGAAAAAAGCCGTTAGAAATGCCGGGAAAACAAGAAAGACAAATGTTAGAAGAGGGAAAAAGAGATAATTCTCTACTCAAAAATTTTTGAAAATTGTCCCCAGTCAATATCTTCTGGAGTGGCAGTTACATCCTCTTCATCAACTTCCTCAAGAAATAAATCATCTTCATTTCCCCAATCCCCTTCAATTAGAAAATTTTTAACACTTTCTACCGGTTTTAGTTCTGCAACTATTTTTCCATCCTTCGTCTCCCCAACAACACGCAAACCAAGAGCGGCAGCAGTAATTATTGAATTGTCCCATTGGTCCAAAATAAAATCATCAATATCGACTTCGTCAAAATCTTTGCCTTCTGAATTAAAGAAAAAATAAACAGAAGTTATGTGGTTTATCAGTTTTGCTTGAAGTTGTTTTTGCTTAATTGAATCTACTGCGTTTATGTTTTGGGGCGGTTTTGACTTTGACATGAACAAAACACTACTGCTTCAATAACCGCAAAGCGAGTATCGTATTTCTTTTATGGACATTAATGATGTTAAAATTTAATATGTCGCGAATTTATCTTAATATCTATTTACATTTGGAGAACTAATGACAATTGTTACAAAACATGAATTAAAAACGTATATGGATATTTCCTTAACCGCAAGGCAAGAAGACGCAGCCGACCTTATTCTTAATGGTCTTCAAGGGGAATTGGAGGCTTTTCTTCGTAGGCCAATTGAGGTCGGGTCATTTGTCGAGGAGCATCGTCTTGACTCAATGCACACTGGTGTTCCGT